AGGGCGTCCTTGTGGAAGAACAAGCAGCCACGGGTGTCAGCAGTAGACGCAGTGTTCTGAGCAGCTACTTCCAGAACGGGAGCATTGCTAGAAACGTAGATGTCTACACCGTAGAGGTTACCGATGAGGCCAGACTCGACACCACGACCACCAACAAAGTCGGAAGATACGTAGCGGTCGATGCCCATGATAGACTTACGTGACGCAGGAGGAATAACGAGAACTCGTCCGTCCATAGGTACGTCAGCATCGTCCATCAGCTTGATTGCTTCACGGAAGCCGAGGTCGGTAAAGTTGTCACCAGACGTTACAGTGTCAACAGCATACGTAGCAAGGCCAAGAGCAGCATTGAAGTAGTAGCTGTTGCTGTTTACCCAGTCAGCACCAGTGTTGGCAGGAGTCTGAGTACGAGTACCGTTACCGAAACCAGTAGCAGCGTTGATGAGGTCAGTGTCTACCTTCAGAGCAAGCTGGTAGCCAGCGTCTTCGGTGTAGAACTGTCGCAGAGAAGACAGAGCCTGTACTTCTACGATGTCCTCAATCAAACGTGAGTACTCAAAGTGACGGTCAACAGTGACAGTCAGTTCTGACTCAAGGTTAGCCTGAATCGTAACTGCTACAGCTTCTGCCTTAGCAGATGCAGCACCACGGATGGGCTTAGGAATGTGAATAACGTCACCCTTCTTGCCAGTCATAGCGAGACGCTTGACAAGGGGAGCCATCTTCAAGTTCTTTTGATAAGCAGCGATTACTTCGTCACTCCAGATTTCTGGAATAAAAGTACCCGCAGCGGTTTTGTCTACTACAGCATTAGCTGTAAAATAGGCACCAGAGGTTTCACCAGCCATTGTAATTCTCCTTTAGGCTATCGAACCCGACCCTCTGCGTAAGCCTTTAGTAGCTCGTCCGACATGGACTGATAACGCTCTGGGTCAGTTCTCATAAGTTTAATAATGTCAGCACGACGATAAACTTTACGACGAGATCCCTCTGCTGTTCCGCGAGCGTTGCCTGTTGATGCAGTCTTAACTGAACTCTTACGTGCTTCTCTTTCTGCTTGTGCAGTCTGTTGAACTACTTGACTCCGTTCTTTCCAGAGGCTAAACAGTTCGTTAGCAGCATCGTAATCGTACTGTTGATCTGCCTGAACAAACAACTGTGTTCGGACTTTTGACCCTTTGATCCACTCAGCAAACTTAGGGTCTTGCAGTATCTGTTCCATTTCAGGATGAGCAGACTTTAGTTGTGCAAGAGTAGCCTGTTGTTTGTACTGCTGTGTGTAAGCCTGTGCTTCTTTGATCTTAGGGTGGTTGTCTATAGCTCGACTAACAGCGGTCTTGGGATCGACAAAGAAATCTACATCGTCATCGTTATCGTCTTGGTATTGCTGTTGTTGAGGTGCTTGTTGGACTGAGAGTTGTGTTTGGATGTAATCGTCAACAACTTTACGTAACTCTCCAACTTCCGTACTCTGTTTGCCTGAAAACTTCTCAAGCTCTTGGTGCATCTGTACGAGGTCTTCGACAGATTTACCACGGTACTTTTCTGGAATTTCGGGCTGTTGAGGTTGTTCCTCTTGAGGAGTCTCTACAGTATCCTGTGTGTCGAGTTGGTCTGTTGGTTCCTGATCTTCTTCCTTACGCTCATCAATTAATGTTGCTCGTGACATTCTAAACTTACCCCGCCTATTATTATTATTAGGTTATGGAGGATTAAATGGGAGTTGCCTCTATAGTTGAGATTCCCTGCTCTTTTGTCCAGCCTTCTCGTGTTCACGTACCCACTTCATGTGTCTTCCGGGGAAGTCCCCTGATGACCCTTCTAGGATATGCTGAGTAGCTGAGACAATCTTTGTAGCGTTAGCACCACACCCGCACCTACTGGATGTAGTACCTGACTCTACAAATTCTTCAAATGTATGTCCGTTAGTACAACGAAAGTCAAATACTTTAATCATCTTCTTCTTCAGTCTTTGACGCTTCCTCGTAGTTAGTTTTAACGATAGTTTCCATGTTAATCAAGTGGGCTAATACGTTTAGTTGTCCCTTGCGAAAGAACATATCGTCAGCATCTTTAGTTGCTTCTATACTGTTGATCTGCAGAGCATTGTTACCAAAGTCCTGCATAAGCTGTTTCCAGCCATCAGTAAGAAAAAGACTAAAGTAATTGTCGTAGTACTGCTGTGTTTCTTGATCCATCTTGAGGCCCCTTGGGTTGTCTCTGTTAAGTGTTGTACCTAAGTACACTATATATTATACCACATTTTTGACCAAAAGTCAAGCATTATTTTACGTGAATTTTACCATTATTTCTTTGCTGTCTTCTTGGCCTTCTTAAAGGCTTGGGCTGTCGGAGCGCCTTTTGACCCCGGTTTACGCATCTTTTCTCCTGATCCAGCCTTGATACGCTTGCGTTTGGCGTGGATATTGGCGTACAGTCCCTTTTTTGGCATCTTAGTAGCCTTTTTTCATCGGCTTACGCTTGGGTTTAGATGCGGCCTTTTTCTTGGGTTTAGCTTTAGCTTTACTTCCGTACATCTTCATAGCCTTCTCCTTAGCGGTTTTAGAAAGATCCTCCATGTGAAACACAGGTACTGAGGATTTAGTGTGTGTTTTGCCTGAGTGTAGTGATCCGTCAGGCATCTTGTGAGTTTCTCCCGTGTGCAGAGTCCCGTCTTTTTTGTAGTGTGGTACGCCTTTAGCCATCTTACCATTTCACCTTGTTTGCCCAGTAAGCCGCAGACATCTTGCCTTTGGCGATGTTTTTAGCGTGACGAGCTTTAAAAGATGCTCGTTTCTTTTTCATTTTGTCGCCTTCACCCGCCTTAGGTTTACCAGCAGTTTTAGCACCTTGCTCACCAAAGCGGATAGTTTTAACTTTGTCGCCTTCCTTAGCTACGACAATGTGGCTCTTCTTAGGGTGATTAGGCGTCCTCTTTGGCTTGTTGTACCCGCTTACTCCTGCTCTTTCCAGCCGTGGATCCTTTGGCATTACTAGAGTCCTCCTTGGGGTGCAGGGCCGACATTTGGCCCTCTAGGGCCGCGACCTTGGCCTCCAGCGCCTCCAATTTGTTGAACTGGTCTTGGAACGCTTGGTTGATTTGGCTGAGAAACTGGTTCATTTCTGTTTGTGTCATTAACACCGGGAGTTGCTCCTCTGTTAGATTGGTTGTTTAGTGCTTTTTCTTTGAGTGCTACTTCAGCAATCTTGAGACGTTTCTCAAATTCTCTGTCATCTGCATCACCGTCTCTTAAGTTTCTCGTTATAGCACTAATCTTGTCAATCTCAAGCTCTTGCGGAGCCAGTTGAGCATCTACACCGTACTTAATTGCTCTAGCTTGCGATTCTGCTGCCTGTCCTTGTAGTGCTGCGGTTTGTGCTTGCTGGAACTCAAGTTGAGCTTGTTGAGCCATCATAGCCATCTGTTGAGCCTGAGGATCTGGCTGAGATGCCTGTTGCATAGACGCAATCAACTCGTCACGATTACTCAGGTTCATGTTGTCGATGATACTTTGTATCAACACAGGGTAGATCGGAGAGTCTTGCTTCATGGTCTGCAACAGTTGTACTAGCTGGGTCACCTCGTATTCCCTAGCAATGATGCCCAGAGTTGACGTAGCGTTGAACTTGTAGTCAGCCACAGGGTAATTCTCAGGGTCAAACTGCATGTACCTGTGTGCAGCCTTAGTTACAAACGGCAACAGGAACGACTGCTGGAAGTTAATGAGGGTACGCTTGTGACGCTTGATGATAGCGCCCAGAGACATACTTATACCTGCTGCTGTTGCTTCTCCGTTAACTTGACCAGCAATACCTGCAGAGTCAACGGCTCCTGTACTTTGCTGTACCATCTGTTGAAGCGCCTGAGCTTGTGCAAAAGTGATCTGACCCACTTGCCCAAAGTTGAACGGTTGAAGTACTTCACGCGGATCTCCGTTAGTTAGAATCATCTTGCCCGGACGTACTTCTGGTTTAGCCCCACGAGGCAACCTAGTTGCGTCAATAGCGAGCATTGGATGAATAGTTAGTGACAAGGCGTCGATACGTGCGCGTAGTTCAGTGTCAAGAGCCTTCTGAGAGTTGTAGCCCTTCTCGCACACACCACGACCCCAGAACCTTCCGGGTACTACGTCCCAAGGGAACGCAACTACAGGACGGTCTTGCATCATGTACGGGTTAGCTTCGGCCTTCAAGAGTGTACCACCGTTGGCAATAACCACGATAGCTTCAACGTACATAGACTCAGTTTCTACTTCTACGTCTTCAGCCTCAAGCAACTCACGAGGCACGAGTCCGTAGTACTTGGTTAACCGTACCTTGTCATCGTTGTAAATCGTGAGGTCTTGATCTGGCTCTAGGTCTGTGTCAGGCGCTGCAGACTCAATGTATACGTCTCTGTACACGCCCTGTTCCTGTAGCAACTCTACGGAGTGCTTGGACACAAACTCGTCGATAGCTACGCCCATAGCGTCTTCTACAGTCGTTGCTACGGGGTCTATTAGGAAGTTCTGAGGCAACACGGGCTTCAGCTTAACAACGATTCTGTCGGTGATGTTGACACCTACGGCTTGCAACTGTCCGTCCATAATAGGCTGAGTAGCAGGAGCCATCTCCTTGATCTCCTCTAGGACAACCTCGCCTATGCCTGTGCCGAAGACTGCTGAGTTAATCAGACACTCTGCTACAGCTTTACGTACCTTTGTGTTGTCAAAGTCTTCCGTAAGTTTTTTTCTGAGGTACTGGATGTCTTGTCTGTCTTTGTCGTTAGTATCGTCAGCGATATCAAACCACTTACCTCTACCAAACGTGGCCTCCTCTAACTCCGCTACGTTAGACTCTACGGCCTGTTGTAACGCAGGAGAAATAATTCTGGAACGCTCTGATCCTCTCTGAGAATCTGCGGGATCCCACTGTCCTCGCCAGAGCCTGTAGTACTCTTCAAACTTTGCTTCGTAGTTAGACTCGTAGTAATCACGCCAGTTTTCACACTTGGTCATTACCCACTCTTCCAGAGACTCCTCAATCATCAGGGGATCTGGGCT